GTCGCTGACCGTGTCCACGATGTTGTTGGTAGCCTCCACCGGCGAGATACCCGCCGCGTCCGCCGCCGCCTTGAGATCTGCCAGGGTGAAGTGGCGAGGATCCGAGTGGGTGTTGGTTGGCAAGTGGCAACCGCAACTTAGGCACATAGTATCACACTCGAGGTCACTCGTCGTCCGGGTCATCACTGGCAGGTTCGAACTCGGTGTACACCAGGGTACGAGCCACCCAACCGTCATCGACGGCCAGCACGTAACCCTCCCTGGTGCACACGGAGCCGTACTTGAGCTTCACCTTCAGTCCAGCCTGGTGGCACTCATTGAGAGCGCTTGCCACCTTCGCGAGAAGCCGGGCGGTTTCGGCCGCTCGCTCCCGCTGGTTCTTGCGGTCCTTAGCCACCGTGGCGTCCCATCGCGTTGAGCATCAGGTCCAAGTTCGCCAGGAGCTCCTTGCGAACCGCAGGGTTGCCTCGCAGCAGCTTCAGGTCCCACCAGGCGACCGCCTCCGGCTTCTCGCCATCGGGGTCATCTGGGTTTTCCACCTCGTCACGTCCATCGAAGATGTCGATGTCGGCCTCATGCGCGATCTCGAAGACGAAGCCACGGTAGACGCCATCAGGCGTGGTCCAGGCACCGGCCAGCTCCACGTTCTCTGGGAACGCACAACCAACCTCTTCCGACCACTCACGCTTGGCCGCTTCGAGTGGAGTTTCACCGGGGTCGAGCTTGCCTCCGGGAAGCTCCCACTTGCCGGATGCCTTGCCGTTCTTCTCAATGGCGCGCTGCAGCATCAACACCCGACCAGTGTCACCGGCAACGAGAGCAACTCCAGCGGCGACGATGTCAGTCGCCTTCTTGCCCTTGTTGGCCGGATCGCTGCCCTGGTGCAGCTGAGAGCTGTGAGTCTCCATCCACCGGTCATCGCCCTCCGGAACGGCACCGACGAAGGCGCGTACCGGCTTGCCGAGCAGGCGATAGGCCAGGGTGCGGTGGTGGCCATCCACGATGCGCAGCCGGTGCTTACCGGGGACTCGCACCATGATCGCGGGCTTGACGCTCTCTCCACTCTCGATCTGCTGAGCGAAGTGGTGAACGCGGTCCTCCTGGTGATGAGCGGCCCAGCTGTCCTCGCTGTCGAAGTCGACGTCGTGAAGCGGCACGAGCTCCATCGTCCACTGCGCGTCGTTGACCCACTCGATGGCGTCTGGTGGAAAGTTCCGCGCCATGACCGCGTGAACCTCAGCGGCGGGAGCGCCACCCACGACGCCCTTCACCGTGCCGGGTGGACTGTCGACGCCGGCCTGGTGACGGCCGCCACCCGGGCCACCGATCGCTCGCGGCCAGACATCCTGCTGTGGGCCACGTGGGCCGCCACCCTGACTGGGCTGTCGGCCTCGACGGTCAGGCATCGCCGCGTCGTTGCCGCCGTTGGGCGGCTCTGAGTAGGTGGTGCCGCTGAACGTGTTGCCGCTCGACGTGCCCTCAGGCGGCGCCCATCGAGGTGGCTCCCCGCCTGCGCTGATCCCGGGTGTGCCACCCGGGACCTCGGTGGGACGGCTGTACGCGGGCATGCGGCCGGCCTGGACGTCCTGGGTCGGTACCTCGGTGTCGTCCACGTCGTGAGCCGGGAAGACTCGACCACCGGCGCCAGCCGCGTTGTACATCGGCACCTGGGTCGATGGGTCCTCGACCACGTACGTGACCTGACCGTTGAGGTCGACGCGACGCGACGCCTTGACGACGTTGATCGCGGTGTCGATGTCCACCTCGATCGCCTCACGGGCGATCTCCGCCAGGAATGGCCAGGTGACGTGACGCGGTGACCAGCTGGAGATGTCGCGACCCTTGCGAACATGGCGAGCCAGGGCGTCAAGCTCAGAGTCGATCGCCTTCGCCTTGCCGGCCGCCACCGGCTTGCGGCCACCGGACGCGGTGGCCGCGGTGTGACCAGGCGACGCGCTCGCACCGGCACCCTGACCACTCGCCATGGCACGCGGACGGCCCGACATGATCGGGTTGACCCGTGGCTTCATGCCGGCGGCGCTGGCTGACGGTGCGACGCCAGCGGATGGCGGCGTCTTGCCAGGCTTGGTGGCGCCCGGTGCGGCTGGTGGCACGTAGCCGATCGCCTGCTCCGTGGGTGGCATGCCCTGTGGTGGGGCACCCGTGAGCATCTGAGTGGCTCGTGGGGCGCCCTCCGGCAGGTCCATGAGTGGTCCAGCCACGGCGTCGGTGAGACGCGCCTCGGTGGCCTCCACGAGTGGCACCCAGCCGTTCGGGGTGGACCAGCCGGGGTCGGAGGTCTCGGGGAGGCCCCAGGGCTGCAGGTTGAGCTTCTCGCGCCCCTCATCGATGGAGCGAAGACCAGCACCGATCTGCTTGACCAGCAGCTCGGTTGCCACCGCCTCGTCCTCTTCCTCAGTGAGGCCCTCGAAGACGAACTTCATGTCGTCCTGGCCGGCGACCTCGCGCAGAACGCTGGTCATGATGTCGGCCAGGAAGGTGAGCATCGGCTTGGTGGCCTTGCGCTCGTGAATGTCCTGCGTGGCCTTGGACATCTGGTTGGCCGCGCCGGGCGAGACGCTGGTGGAGACCTTCGGCATGATGCCGAGTTCCATCGGCTGCACGTCGAAGGCCATGCAGACCTGGTTCATGACGATCTCGTCGAACTGGTCGGCGATCTGCGCCTGCTTCTGCGGCATGACGTTCGAGTCGGCGGGCAGCACGATGATCTTGTGCTTCCACGCTGGGTCACCAGCGATGGCGTTGAGTGCGTCCTGCAGCTCGCGGATCTGGTTCGGCGTCATGTTCTGGTTGCTGCCGCCAGGTGAGACGAAGACCGCGGGGACGGTGCCCTCGCGGAAGTAGTCCAGCTGGTACGCCTGCTTCTGAAGGCCGGACATCACCGGGATGAGCGCGCGCTCGATGGGCGGGAAGCCGTATGGCGTCCACCGCCGCGGGGTCATCGGCAGGTACAGCAGCTGGTCACCACGGAAGGACTTCAGCTCAGCACCGCTGAGCCCGGCCTCCTCGATGTCACGTTCCGTGATCATCGTCATGAGGTCGGAGCGCGGCACGCCGTAGAGGTACTGCTGGTACGCGGGTGCAGGTGGCCGTGGGTACGAGCCGTTGATGTCATACAGCGGCCGGATGGTCGGGCCGCTGATGAGGTTCAGACTGTCCAGGTCACTGCCGAGAAGGCCCTTGCCGCGTCCCTTGAGCCACTTCGGCCGGATCAGGATGGACAGGGCGTCGTAGACGAAGACCTCCTCGAGAACCGCGTCGATCCACGAGTTCCACGAGAAGTAGTCGGGGTCGGGGCGACGGAAGAACTTGATCGCCTTGGCGCGACGCTCACCGAAGTCCTTCATCGCCGCGTGATCGTTGCGCATCGACTTGGCGGCATCATGAGTGGGCATGATGTCCCACTCCAGGCCACGGATCTCCGCCTTGCGAAGCTGGATGCACGCGCGTGCCACCGAGTAGAGGTCGGCCAGGGTACGCAGGGTACCGAAGTCGGCGAGCTTGATGCCCTCTGTGCCCGGCTGACCCACCGGGAGGTTCCAGCCAACCCGGTACTCCTCCCGGCGCGGTTCAGCCCGCTCAGCGCCCGGTGGGGGCGCGTCAACGGGTACCGGGAGGATCGGACTGAACGGTCCGAACGCGCCCTCGGTGAAGTCACTGGACGGTCGGGGAAGGAAGCCACCGTAGGCACGAGTCCAGTCACCGCCCTGAGGACCGCCGGTGTCCAGCTGTCGAGCGAGTGGTGAGACCGCGCCGAAGTTGGGACCGCTGCCCTGTGGCGCAGCCGTTGGCCGGGCACCGCCCGGGATGTGCTTGGCACTGCTGATGATGGATCCGCGAGACGCCACGGTCACCTCCTTCTGCAGATCTTAACACGTTGCGGTGGCAACGTTACGTCTCAACCTCGGATGGTTCTCTACAGGCCCAGGTCGATCGCAGTCAGCCCGAATACCTCAGCGGTAATGTCGTTGGCCAGGCCGAACGCCCTAAACACCACGGTGTGAGATCCCGCGGTCAACGGAAGCTTGAGGATGATCTGCAGGCCCGCACCATCGGTGTAGACGTTCGTGCCGTCGACGCTCACCTCAACGGAGCACTGCGCGTCGTTGGTGGTTTCCACGCGTCCTAGAAGAAGCACCGTGGTACCGGAAGCGGTTATCGTGACATCCGTGCTCTGAAGCAGAGACACGTACTGAAACTGTGGAACAACCAGGTTGGTTCCACTGCTGATCATCAACGTGGTCAGGACACCCGACCCCGTGACGGTGGAAGTGCTCACGTTGCTCCTCGGTTACGGGTTGGCGAAGCGTGACGCGGTGCGGAAGGTTGCCTGACCAGCGTTGTTGAGCTGGGTGGCACCCTTCTCAACCGCCATGTAGCAGAGGAACGCCGCGTGGTTGCTGAGGTCTGGACACGGGGTGAACGCCTCCAAGCCGATGGCTGCCACCGCGTTGGCCAAGCTGGAGTAGACCACCGTGCCGTACTGCACGATCAGCTGAGCGCCCGCCACCCCGGAGGGCAACACGAACACACGCTGAATGGTGGAGTTGGCGCCACCGCCTGGAACCGCGGTGACCACGCCACCCACGTCGTAGTTGCCGACGTCGATGGTGGTGCGTGTCGCCGACTCTGAGTTGCCCAACTGCGTGACGTAGCGAACCGTCGCCACCGTCTCAGCAGGTGAGGCAATCTGATCTGGGTTGTTGGCGCCGGTGGCGAAGTACCCGATGGCCGGACCGAACAGGTTGCCAGCTGACTTGTTGATGCTCAGGTTGGCGCCGTTGGGCGTGATGACATTGCCACCGGTTCCAGACGTGGAGAACACGCCAAGAGCCTGCATGATGCCGGCTCGACTCGGTCCAGGCTGGTTCTGGATGATGCCATTGGACATGATCTCGTACAGGTTGCCGGTGCCCGTGACAGACCAGGTGATGCCCAGGTTGATGTTCTGCCGCTTCTGTACCGACGTCAGTGGCGTGGCCTGTGCCTGAATCGTTCCAGTGCTGTCGGCGTACCAGTAGTTGACGACTCGAGTGGTCTGAGCGCCACTCAGAGTGACCGTCTGACCCGCGATGTTGACCTGAACCACCGTGGGCGCCGTTGGACTAGTGGTGTAGTCCGCGATGTAGCCGACAGCCGCCGTGATGTCGAACGCGTTGGCGAGGCTGCCGTTCTGCGTCATCACACCACCGGTTGACAGACCGGTGCTGATGAAGTTCGGCAGGAAACCCCACGACGCTGCGGTCGGACTCGTGGCACGGATCGCCTGTCCGAACGTCGGCGTTCCCGTGACTGGCGTGCCGTTGACCTTGACCACCGTTGGGTTCGGGTAGGTGCCACTGAGGTCACCACCCGCTGGACCAGCAGCGGTGGGGCTCTGCCAGGTGGCACTCGTTCCACTCGTGGCCGTTAGCACCTGACCAGTGGTAGGCGTCGTTGGCACGCTCGTGCCGTTGACCTTGAGAACACTTGGTGAGGCGGCGGTGCCACCCAGGTCGCCAGCAAGCTGCACGACGCCCTGAGCACCCGTAGTGGCCGACGGAAGCGCCGGTGCACCGTGTGAGTGATCGGAGTGCGATACCGTGGTGGCAGTGCCGTTACTGGCTGAGGTTCCGAACGCGGACAGCGGGGTGACCGATCCGAACGCCTCACGGCCGTGAACGTGGTTTGAGGCTGCGAACGTGGTGGCGTTACCGGTGGATGGACTGTCACCAACCGCTGACGTGGTCGGGGTGCCGGCCGCAGCCAGGGGGTGAACGTGGTCAGCCCTGGCCGGGTCAGTTGCGGTACCAACCGCCGCCGCCTGCCCGATGCCCTCCGTGGTGGCGGGAGGAGTGCTCGTCAACGCGGGTGAGCCGTGTGAGTGGTCCTGACGAGCGTAGTTGGTGCTGACGCCCACCACGGTCGACTGACCGTAACTGGTCTCACTAACCACGGTGCCCGCGGCGTCAGTCATCAGTACGACGCCGTCGGTGGGATGAACATGGCCGGCATCCGCAACCCTGCCGGTTGAGCCGGGAGACTGAATGCCGAGTGGCTGAAAGTCAGCCGCTGAGGTGGAGACATCCTCAGTGGATGAGGTACCGAGACCGAGTGTGGTACGGCCACCAGCGGCGGTTGAGGCGTCAAGACCACCCTGGGTCAACGGCAGTGGCGCCGTCAAGTGCGTGGCAACAACCTGCGGGTTCGTGGCTGTGCCGCTCAGGTCGGTGTTCAGCTGCACAACACCGTACGTGGCTGACGTCGCCTCAGGCAGGTTGGACGGATCGACCGGCGTCTCGAGGCTGATCGTGTTGCCGACCTGTCGCAGGCCGATGCCGACGTTGACGAAGCCGGGTGAGGAGAACTGCGTGATGTTGATCGCGGTTGTGCCGATGGTCCACGGACCGGTGCCGAAGACGGTGAAGCCACTGCCCTTGTTGACGGTGCCGTTGTCCACCAGGGCACCAGCGCCGGGAATCTCAGACGGCTCATCCATGTCAGTGGCACGAGTCAGCACGTACGGCACCGAGACGGTGCCCAGGGTGGTCACCGTGTAGATGCCGTTGTTGGCTGGTGCTACCTCGTTCTTGACCCACAGACGGTCACCCAGCAGCACGGTGTAGTCGTCGATGACGAGGACACCAGGCGCGTTGGCGGTGAGTGTCGCACCCACGCCACTTGCGCCGTTGAAGTAGGTGTTGGCTGGAAGCGCGGTGAGCGTGGCTGCCGCGACCTCCTGATGAATCACGATGCCGGCAGAGAGACCCTGAACGAAACCGAGATTGACCACATCATCTGCACCGACGGGTGGGTTGCTCACCAGCAATCGATCGGTGAAGGTCTTGGCACCGCCCACGTTCTGGTTGGTCGTCAGGTCCACGAAGTTCTGCGTGGTACTGCCCGTGCCACCCTGGCCGAGCGGCAGAGGCGCGCTCAGGTGCGTGGCCACGACCTGCGGGTTGGGGAGTGTGCCGCCCAGGTCACCGCCGGCAGTCGCGCCAGTCTGAATCGCGCCGGTGATTCGAGAGTCATCACCCGCGGCGACGGTTCCAGCGGTGGTGCCGACGGGCAGTACGGGGGTCCAGATGGCACTGGCGACGTCGACGTTGCTGCTGATGAAGTAGACGTTGGTGACCGTGTTCACCCACGCTGAACCGACTGAGTAGCCCTGTGAGCTGTCGTCGTTGACGGACGGGTCGGTTGTGGCGGTGAAGTTGTTCGTGACGGTGCTGCCGAACGGCACCGGCGCCGGCCAGACGCCGGCGGCCTTCGGCCCGAAGATCTCGTTGACGTTCAGCGTGTTGAGGTACCAGTCACCGTCGAACCCGAGTGAGTTCGATGGCGCACCCACGCCACTGAGCAGGCTGTTGCCACGCGGCCCGGAGGTGCCAGCGGTGCTGATGACGACGTTGACCACTGTTCCTCCTCAGGCCGCGGCGACGGGGTTGGCGTAGAACGTGCCCGCGACGAGCGCGGTGGCGTCTGACAAGTTCGGGTCCATCCAAAGCGTGTATGGGCCGCCACCCTCAGGGATCGAGCCGGTTGCGGTTGGCGTCAGGATGACCTGAACCGTGGCGGTCATCACGTCTACCGTGATGGTGCCGTACGCGGTTGACACGGTGTCGTTGACGGAGAAGAGCACCACACCGACTCGATTCAGTCGGTTGCGCACCACGAACTCGAAGGTCTTGTTCGTGAGATCGGCGATGGTTCCATCGTCGTTCTGGATCGTGAACGTCAGCGACCACTGAGAGTCGGCTGCGGCGACGACCGTGTAGTTGTTCGGCAACAGCATCGCCGCAGCGCCTCCTACTCGTCGTAGACGTCGTGCGGGAAGATCACGTTGTCTTCCCAGTGGCCAGGTGGCCAGAACTCCAGGACCAGGACGGTACCGTCGGTATGACGCTCGATCCGATGGATGCGGGGACACGGCTGACGATGCGGCTCCAGGCCGGCGACCGTGGCGTGGATGCCAGCACAGAAGTGACAGGCACTCTTGCCCTCCACCTGGCCCTCAAAGATCGAGCGCGCGGCGTCCCGCTCATCGTCGCTGAGGTCGTTCACGCGACGCCTCGCGCTCCCGAGCAGAGCTGCTCATGGTTGACGCGAGCCTTGACCGCCTCGTCGTACTGCTCCGCGGTGTTCGCCGTCCAGTGACGGCCGCACCAGTGCGCAGGCACGTGGCAGAAGAGGACGCGAGGCAGCGGACGAGGGGTACCGTGGAAGATCTTGTCGTTCACGCGCTACCAACCGCGGTGCGCGTGATGACCGGCTGACGCGTGGTGGGCACGGACAGGACCGCCTGACCGGTGTCGTCCACGAAGACGACTGAGCCGCCCTCGAAGAGGAACTCCTTGGCGGTGACAGTCACGGTGATGTCCGCGTTGACCGACACGTAGATGACACTGTAAGTGTTCACTCGATCTCCTCGTCGATGTCACCGTCGAGAACGAGGAAGCCACAATGCGGACACTTGTCGCGAACGACGCCGTCCACCTTTGTCAGGAAGGCTCGCTCGCAGTTGTCGCATCGAGCGGTGCCGTAGGCGTCGTGCCAGTTGCCCATCTCCGTCCAGAACGCCTGGACGACGGCGTCTGCACGGTCGGTGGAGCGACCGATCCGCTTCTTGATCTCGTCCTTCGACTCGATCTTCAGCTTACCACCTGACTGAGGCTCAGCGGCCTTGGGCGCCGTAAGATCACCCAGGAGGTCGTCGTCTGGCGGCAGCGCGATGATGGAGCCCGCTGACGGGTCGAGCAGCTCTCGCAGGTTCCACCAGGCGGCGGCCCTAGTGTTGAGGAAGCCGAGCTCACCGGTCTTGTCGCGGTTGCGGCTGCGAGCGGACGCGGTGAAGGGCTGCACCTTGGCGCCCATCTCCCGCAGACGGTCAACCACACCACCACCGACGCCGACGACGTCGACGATGGCGGTCATCGACGGGTCGTTCTCCAGGATGCCCTGGACACGACCCGTGGTGACCATGGTGTCGTTGTGGGTGTAGTCACGGATCTCGGTGATGACGTGACCCCACCGGATGGCGAAGCAGGTCTTGTCGTTGCCACTGCGGGCGACGTCGACACCCAGGGTGTGTGGCGCGCCCGGGTCCACCTTGCCGTTGAGCTGCCACTCGTGCCAGCGCTCGTTGGCCGCCTCCACCCAACTGAGCGGGACGACTGAGTCTTCCTCACCGGCGTAGAACTGACCAAGGACGCGGTTCTGATAGAGGGCGCTGTGTTCGCCCCACTGAAGCTTGCGCTGCTCGGCCCACTCCGGTGAGATGCGGTTGGCCCGCATGGCCTCATCGAGCGTGACGTGCTTGACCGCCCAGTCCTCGTAGCCGGGCTTCCTCGACTGGATGTCGTAGAAGCGACCCTGCGGCGGACCAGGCGTGGAGAGTGCCATGACGTACGACTCACCGGTGCCGGAGAAGGCACCCTCACAGGCGTCGAACGTGCCGGCGAAGATGGCCTTCGACTCGTCGTAGACGAAGAGCAGCGAGTCAGCGTGGGCACCCTCGATGAGCTGAGGGTTCGAAGCTGCAGCGGCGAAGGCGTTGCCGTGCTTGAGCCGAAGCTGCAGGTTCAGCAGCTCAGAGCCGGTGAACGGGTGGCCACGGATCTTGTCCCACCGCAGCTTCATCGACCACTTGCGGATCTCCGGCCACAGGTAGTTGATGAGCTGCCGCCAGGCGCCTGCGGTCGTGACGACCTTCCAGTCGACGCCGGCCGCGTCTCGCGTTACGGCAAACCACAGCACCGTGAGGGCGGAGACGGCGGACTTGCCGAGGCCGTGGGGACCACGGACGGAGATGCGCCGCTTCTCCTCCAGGAGGGCCATGATGTCCTCCTGGTAGAAGGTCAGGCCGCCCTCATCACCCCAGTCCACGCAGTCATGCATGAAGCCGACCGGGTTGTGGAGGTATTGCTCCACGCCCTTCTTGAGGCCAGCGGCCTTCGACTGCAGCTCCTGAAGGTACTGCAGACGCTGAAGCTTGAGCTCTTCCAGGGTGGGCATGGCTGGATCTTACCCCAGCATGTCGGTGAGACCCTGGCTGCCGTGGCTAGCCTGAAGCTCCGACTCGAGCTTCTTGATCTCGTTCTCGATGGAGTCCATCGTGATGACCTCGCGACGGATCGGGGCGTCCAGGCCCATGAGCTTGGCGCGACGCTCCTTGAGCTTCAGGATGCGGTCGATGGTCTCCAGGACGAAGCGGTCGTCCTCCACGGGAACACCGGTCTCGTCGTGGATGACGACGCGTCCCTGACTGACCACCACGTGGCTCTTCTTCAGGGTCTGCCAGGCGATCCACTCGAGCTCGTCGAGGCTGCGGAGCTCCATCATCCGCATCTCGTCGTTGGCGAACCGAGCCATCTCACCCATCGCCCGCTTGATCGCGGCGGCAACCCTGGTGGGGCCGTTCTCCGGGTTGGGCTTGTCGAGGCCCAGCTCTGCGGCGATCTGCTCCAGCGTCATGCCGGTTGCCTTGAGACGCGCGGCCTCAGCGTCCCGCCACCGTCCACGTGACTTGAAGCCCTTGGACGGGTCAGGCACGGCGAGCAGGTACTCACCGTCGCCGTCAGGCTGGTTGAGCTGACGAGCGGCTTCCGCCTCTTCACCCCACGTTGGCATCTGGTCCCACCTCTCGAAACGGGTTCCGAACCTGCGGTGACACCTCACCCCTCGCCGTGATTATATCCCAAAACTTCACAGCGAGAACCCGGTAAAGGTAATCACTCAGTAAAATGATCTTACCGACCCAGACGGCCCACGAGGTCATCGTAGGCCCTGATCAGGGAGTCGGCTTTATAGACCCTAGCATGCCGGCCCCCGCGCCCTCTCGCGGTCACTCGACGCTTCCCTTGGGGCCGCATGTCGTACTTCAGGCTGAACAGTTGGACCAGCTCACGCACCTTCGCCGGCGAGAGCTGCGGTGGACCCAGGAGACGAGCGGCATCACTCACTGTCCACAACGTGGGGTCGTCCCCAACGGTGGGAAGTCCATCCGAGGACCAACCCCTCATCGCCACCACCCGAACACCAGGTGGAAGAAGAGCCACAGCAGGAACGCGGCGACGAAGTAGCGAGCGAACGACCACACGCGTCCCAGCTTCTCCAGCCGCCACACCCACTCTGAGAGGGTGAACTCCGGGTGACCCGTCCAGAGCGCGGTGAGCTCGATGGCCAGGAAGGAGGCAAGCCAGAGCAGCCAGAGAACCCCATAGGTGGTCTTAAGCGTCATCGTCTTCATCCCTTCGCTTCTCGGGGAGCTCGTCGTCCCAGAGGATCTCAGCTGTCCCGCTCTCGAGATCCATCTCGAGGTAGCCGGACGGCCGACGGTCATGGTAGCGGTCCACCGCGCACCCTGGGTTGACGCAGTGAATGCGCGCGGTGGCGAGACGCCAGCGAAGCGTGAGGTAGCCGCACCAGGGGCAACGAGGCTCTTCCTCGCCGGGATGCGTGGGGATGTGACGAAGTGGCTCCACGAGGCCGATCGTCTCCTCCGCCTGATGGATCCACTGCTCCAGGGTGAAGACCGCGTGCCACACCTGACCGTCGGTGAGCGCCTCAGCCAGCTTGGGAAGTGAGTTGAGGGACAGCTCCGTGTTGCGGTCACTTCCCCCACGTTCCTTGACCCGTCCACTGACCAGGATGACGAAGGCTTTCTCGTGCTCTCGCGTCATGGCGTGCAGGTCCATAACGAGCAAAGCCGCCCTGGCGTGCCAGGGCGGCGCTGCGGTGACGCGAGTCCGAGCGGTGACCTCTTCTCGAACGACGCTGCGATGCGGGACGAGTGCCTCGAGCGCCTGACTGAGTCGCCAGGATCGCTCGCAGGCGGTCTGTAGCCTGCCACGCGCAACGCCGAGTTCAGAGATCACGTCTGGATTATACGCCATATCACTCCTGGGGGACAGGCTCCAGCTCGTAGCCCTCATCGTCGTCGTAGCTGAGAGGATGCCGTCGCCGCCACCAGATCTTGAGGGCGACGATGCCCATGACGGTGGTGACGATCATGTACCAGTACTCCAGGGAGTACCTGATACCGAGGGTCACGAAGTAGAGAACGGCCAGCAGCCCGAGAAGGCACAAGATGCCGAGCTGCTCGTGGTCAGGCACGGTGGGGCTTCCTTATCTCATCGTGTAGGTAGTCAGGTGAGGCTGCATGGCTATCAGGGTCAGCCAGAAGCTGAGGCCCATGCAGATGTACCGCATCATGATCACTTCCCTTCGGAGGCGCACGCGCCACATGTTCCTCTTCTCTTCCTGAACTGCTTCAACGCGATGAGGCTACTATATCACGCAGCCGGCGAGGAGTACACTCCTCGCCGGCTGCGAGCCGTTGACCGTCAGACGTCGGTACGGAGGTGCACCGAGTAGACGGTCGCGTCACCGGCGGCCTTCGAGGCCTCGACCTCGTGCAGACGAGCGCCGCCCACCCGGGCGTAGGTGACCAGGTCGTCGATGATCGCCTGCGCGTCGGTGTCGAACACCGTCGCCGGCTCCACCGCGTTCTTGTCGTTCGCGAAGCGGTAGAGGACCTTGCTCGACGGACCGGCCACCCGCTCCAGGGTGAAGGTGCCGTCGTCGTCCTTGAGCAGACGCACGGTACGCGCCTCGTCCAGGTGCTGGCGGATGGTGAAGCTGACCCGCTTCAGTACCAGGCGGCCGAGGGTCTCCCCACGTGCCTTGATCTTGTTGTCCAGCTCGATGAGCTCGGCAGCGTCCATGCGTCGTCTCCTAGTGCGCTACGTGCGGTCCTTCGGACAGTCAACGCGGCTCACGTACTCCGAACCGTCTTCCCGCCAGCTCGTCCAGATCCGCCACCCGCGCATGTTGGCGCGGGTGGCAGCGGCCTGAGGTGTGCGGAAGATGGTCGCCTTGTTGATGTCCGTGGTGATCGTCTCGGTGTCGTCACCGCTGATATCCATCAGCATACCACGACATCCGTCGCACTGGACCATCTGAACGGCGACGAGGGCCATTACTGACGCTTCTCCAGCTCGAAGAAGACCGTGATGAGGCCGTCGGTCGAGGTCAGGCGGATGGCGTCGTCGGGCAGCGGACCGCCCTGCGCAGTGCCCGTCGCCTGCCAGTACTCAGCCGCAGCGGCCTGAACCGCCTTGTTGAGCTCCACGTGGGTGGCACCGAAGCCCTGGGTGACCGGGACGTCGAACTCGACCCGTCGGATGATCGTCTCACGACGCTGCATGTCGCTTCCTCCTGCTTTCAGTGAAGTGGCCCGTTGCAGAACGGGCACTTCTTGACGTTGATGTATATCGTCTTGCGGCACGTGCCACAGACGACGCTCACCGCAACCCGGCCTCGATCAGGCGCCTGGCGATGAGGTTGCGCCAGACGTCGGTGAGACGACTGTACGACTCGAAGCTGCCGTCTCCGACCTCGTCGTTGGCGACGTCGAAGCCGTACCAGACCGCGGTGTCGGGCTCGTCGAGACCGTTGTCGGCAAGGTTGAGCTGGTCCAGCATTCCCTGGTAGCCCACATCGGGGTTGAGAGAACCGAGCACGCACGTGGTCTCGTAGACCATGATGACGCTCTCGGGGTAGAGCTGCCGCCACCAGTTGGGGCTGCGGTCGTCGAGGAGGGCGGCACCGCGTGCCGCCCTCTCCCGAGCGGTCTCGTAGGAGACTGTCTTCACTTCGTTCCTGTCCACCCCGGAACCACGGTCACGGGGATGTTCTCGCGCTTCCACAGATCCACGATCTGCGGGTTGTCGTCCCACGCGTGTGTGACGACGAAGCCCCGCAGGCGCGCCTCTCGCAGCATCTCCGCCTTGACGATGAAGTCCTTGCGGAAGTCCCGGTTGGGGCGCATCATGAGCAGATCGAAGGGCACCTCGTGGCGCTGCAGCCATGCGACGACGAGTGGGCGGAACTTCTCGTTCATGCCGGTCATCACGATGACAACCTTCTGAGCGATGTGACTCCGCTTCGTCTCGTCGACGATGTCCTGGTTGGGCGGGCAGTCGCCGGTCGCGACGTGGAAGGCGTCGAAGTCCGGCTTCGCGCACTCGACCAGGTATCGCGCCGAGCTGACGTCGATCAGCGTGCCCTGCACGTCGTAGACGTGAGCTTCCGTCATGGTGATGCCCTTCGGACGGGGTGTTAAGGTCATGATCTCGCTTCCTCCCTCGCTTCCTGACCGGTGATATCACCCTATCAGTTGAATCAGCTCTCGTACAGCATTCACCGCTGAAGCTCGATCTTCGCAGCGGTATAAGCACGCATCGGATCGGGTCGGTTGCTGCGATAGCCCATCTTCGTCAGCCTGGAGTCCTCTTCCTTGGTGATCCAGGCGACGCTCAGGTTGTCGCACAGAACCTGGAGAACCACTCGCTCATCGCCAGCCACCGTGAGAAGCTTGATGATCTCAGCGAGAGGCATCAGGTGCTCGTAGTGAAAGACCTTGCGCCCGGGGTCAAACCGCGTCTGAGTGTGCCACGTCTCACCCTTCAGGTTGACGCCGATAGCTGTGGCTCTAGCCGCGGCGGCGACGCTGATGAACGGTGGTCGCACCGTGGGAATCGCCATGTCACCGAGCTTACGCAGGTCGGCACTGATCGACTCACGCAGTCGAGACACCTGAGGTCGCGAGAACTCAGGGTCACGCATGCCCTCAACCTTGCTCATGATCCCCGGGACGAAGGGGCGGCAGATGCGCTTGAACCGCGCATCGTCCCCGCCGAACCTCAGCCTTACCACGATGAGAGCTCCCTCCGTTCACTTCCTGACTGTCGAGATCAGCGTATCAGCTGCGTTGACCGTCGTCCAGTGACAGAGCCCACTCTCGCACCTTGTCCAGGTGGCCATCCATAAGCCCCTGGAACGGGGCAACGAGCACGAGCAGGAAGTTCGCCACCCCGTTCGCCGTCAGCCAGTCACCATCGCGCTCAACGTGCAGCTCGTCGTCGAGCCACGCGAACGGCCGGCCGGCGGCATAGGTGGCGAGGTCCCGCGTCTTCCAGTGGATGCCGGGGCCAGCGGTGCCACTGTCGAACCTGACGAACGGCAGCTGTGGCAGACCGACGTGCGGCGCGATCCACTCGTTGGCCTCGTGCTCCCAGGTGGTGCCCCAGACGAGTTCCACGGGCAGCGAGAGCAGCTTCTCCCCGTGCTTCGGGTTGAGCCAGACCCTGAGGGGCTTGACCCTGGGGTTCGTCCAGCCTGAGGGGCGCATGCGATGCGTCAGGTATCCCTCAGGCCGCCGTCCCGAGCTGACCGAGTCGGGGTTCAGGACGCCGTCGACGTCCAGGAACAGCAGCGGCTTCACGTTGATCTCCATACCTTGACGCCCCGCAACTGTGTTGCGGGGCGTCTGTCGTCGATGGTTGACGTCAGCGACCGCGGCGGAACCGCGGCACCAGGTTGTACAGCGCCCAGCCAGCGGCGAGAACGACGACCGCGGTCAACGCGATGCCGATCACGCCTCCGGTTCCCGTCGCAGCGAGTGCCGCTCCACCGCCAGCAGCGGCCGCGCCGCCGGTAACCGTACCGTACATGATGACTCCCTTCGAGCTTACGCCCAACGAATCTCAGTGCGACGAATGTGCCGCACCAGTGAGGTAACGAAGACGGTCTGCCGAAACAGCTCATAGAGCAGTTCGGGGACCAAGAGCGCGGCCACGAGTGATCCGCGCCATCCCGCCTTCCGAGCCGTGAAGGCACGCTCGGCGGCGAAGAACAGGGTGATGAGTCCCCAGATGGGCTGGCTGGTGTAGTCAAACCGGTGCCACCCGAGGATCGTGGTGAGGTAGATCGAGTAGCTGATCCAGGCCAAGGTGAAGACGACGTTGAACGCGGTGACGTACTGCCTGAGGATCATCGGCTTCGTGACCCTGGTGTAGCCGTAGCGACGAAGCTCCACCATGCCGCCCTGGATCCACCGAATGCGCTGCACCCACAGGTCCTTGACCGTCGGCATCATGTCAGTGACACATCGACACCTGGACGACGCGGTGGTCTTGAAGCCAAGCGTCTTCACCGCGATCGTGAGCTCCATGTCCTCGCTGATCGCGTCGGTATTGTACATGGCGTCCTCACCCGGAAGGTCACCGCGTACACGAGCCGCTACCACGGCGCGGATGACCTCAACCCTCAGGGTCTGCGCCGCACCCGACAGGTTGAGAGTCTTGCCACCGCGACGCTCAGTGATACGAGAGTAGCGAGCGTACTCGTTGTTCTGAAGCTGAGTGACGATGCTCCACGTGGGCTCCACGTCGAACGTGGGCCCCACCGCGTGGTATCGACGCTTGAGAAGTCGCTCCGCGTTCTCCAGGAAGCCGGGATCGAGCTTCGTGTCGGCGTCGACCATGGCAACGATGTCATGATCCTTAAGATGCGGCAACAGCCACTGAAGAGGCTGGTTGACGGCACCAGCGCGCTTGTGGCTGTTGCCCTCGGTGATGAAGACGTCGGCTCCCGCCGCCTCAGCGAGTGAGATGGTGTCATCGGTGCAGTTGTCCGCCGACACGATGATCGCGTCCGGACGACGAGTCTGTCCCCACAGCGCGTTGACGGCTTCGGTGATGTGCTCAGCCTCGTTGTGCGCCGGGATGATCACCACCACGTACGGTGTCTCGACTCGGCTGCGCGTCACAGCCGGCGAGAGCATCACCCTCTCGATGTTCTTCATCTCGGATACGTCGCTTCCTGTTCGCTTCCTGCTGACGAGATCAGCGTATCAGACGAAGAGGGCGTTGTAAACAGGCTCTACGCCCTCAGTCCCACATGGAGCCCAGGTGCTCCGCGAACAGAGCCATGGCCGCTTTGGCCTCCTCGTACTTGGCCGCCTCAGCCTTGTGGTCGAGGTCGTTGTCGAACTTGTCCTCGGCCCACCAGCGCAGCGGCTCCTCGATCCTGAGGAGAACCGCGTGCCACTCCTCCTCAGTCATGCCGCTGGGATAGCCCATCCCCTTCAGGCGGAAGTCTCGACACGCGTCAGCGATGACACCGCAGACGTAGGTGTCGAAGCTGATCCAGTCCCACCAGGAGTAGCCGTGGTTGACTCGCTCCCTCTCATGCCGCCAGACGCGACTGAGGTACTCCCACGGCATCTCCCAGCGCAGCCAACATGGCAGACGCCAACGCCAGTTCCCACGTCCGATGTGACTCTGCCACTTGTAGACGTGACTCGGACGGTTCATGCCCCTCCTAGTTCCGGATGACCGTCGCGCGACGGGTCTCGACGGCGTTTGAGCGGGCGCCTCGCGGGTCGACGGCCGGTGTACCCTGGGTCTCCCCAACCGGACCGCCCGAGCCCCCGAGAGCAGCCGCGAGGGCGTCCTCGAGGTCACCCTCGAAGTCGGTGTTCTCGACACCGTCCGTGAAGACTCGCGGCATGCCCATCAGCCACCGGCTGCGACCCCGCTTGTAGAGTTCCAACGTCACCTTGAAGTTGTTGCCCTTGGCACTCGTGCCACGGAACACCATCTCCCAGCGGTTGGGACGGTCACCGGGCTCCATCGAGACGTCGACGGCGCTCTTCGGGTCCTTGAAGTGCTTGGCGGCCAGGCGGTGCAGCAGCGCTCGCTCCCGCAACAGCTGGCCGTACAGGAACGCGGGCAGTTCGGCCCGCTCATCCACGATCTCTTCCACGTCTCATCCTTCCTGGTTGCGCTGAGTGGGAGGGGCGGGAGTCGAACCCGCCCAGCGGTGGCAATCACTCGTCTTCACAACTGCGCCACCCATTCGGCCACTGCCTAGGCCCTGCCAACGACGGACTCGAACCGTCTTACTGCCGTTTCCTCCCGAGAGTGCCGGGCTCGCCTACTACGAGCGTACGGGGATCTTGCACCGGGAGCGCCGCAACGCGGGTCACCGGAGTTGGCCTCCCCGTACCCAGGCGGAGTAAGGGTTTCCGCAGGTACCGGCCGTGGATGAGGAAGGATTCGAACCTTCACCGCCCTGGTTGGGCGAGATGCTTACCGCACCCCTGCGCTTGGCCTTCGCGCGACCTCATCCTTGCGTTGCGTGGATGGAGACGGAGTCGAACCGCCACAGTCGAAACGTCTGGTTTACAGCCAGGTGAGCTCGCCGCGTGCTCAGTCCATCCTCGTGTATGAAGTTGTGGAGCCGGTGACAGGACTCGAACCTGCAACCACTCGCTTACGAGGCGAGCGCTCTACCAGTTGAAGCTACACCGGCATCGTGGACGTGACGGGGTTCGAACCCGTACCTTGAGCCAGGCTCTGGAAACGCGCTTCCCTGCCGGGGGTTAAGGTTCCCCAACCCGTGGATTTTCGCCCACGGGCCCGGTCCCGGTGCATCCGCAACACTTCCTGGCACGCCACCCCACCGTTTTTCGGGCCGCTCTGCCGTTTGAGCTACACGCCCATGTTCAGTTGTGACGTCCGACGAGCGGGACTTGAACCCGCGACCTCCGCGTTATCAGCGCGACGCTCTAACCAGCTGAGCTACCGCCGGGGCGGAAGAGACAGGATTCGAACCTGCGTGGGTGTTACCCCGCGTCATTAGCAGTGACGTGCCTTGAGCCGCTCGGCCACTCTTCCTCAGTGTTCAATTGTGGAGAGGAGGGTAGAGGAATCGAACCCCCAGGCTTGCACCTGGCACGGCTTTCAAGGCCGCTTGCCCACCGTTGAGCGCTACCCTCCATGACACCATCATCGTATCATGGTGTCATCGTGGACGCGACGGGATTCGAACCCGCAACCGCTAGCCTCTACCACGGCGTGTAGCCTCGGGGTGGCCACCCCTCAGCATGCCTGTTGAGTTACGCGCCCTCGTGTACCGCGTGGATCCGACAGGATTCGAACCTGCAACCGTCTGCGTGCAAGGCAGCTGCTCTACCGTTGGAGCTACGGACCCTCAGTGAACCCAGCAGGACTCGAACCTGCAACCTCCGCATCCGTAGTGCGGCGCTCTATCCATTGAGCTATGGGTCCTAACGTGCCGGCGAGAGGCGCTGTCCACTCCATCAACGTATGCGCATACTCCGGAGCTTCGTGCGTGATCGGCACGGGTGTGCTGGACGGTGCCTAGGACGCCAGCATGCATACCGTGGACTCAGCAGGACTTGAACCTGCGACACGAGGGTTAAGAGCCCCCTGCTCTACCAACTGAGCTATGAGTCCTGGCGGATGACCCCCTCCTCACCTTGAGGGGGCCATCCTAGGTTGTAGGATTTTCAAGATCCAATGTACGGTATCTCACCCGTGCACTGTCGCTGCTGGTCTTAGCTTAACACCATGCGCCGTTGCCGTTACGGCCACTGAACCTCGTAGTGGTCCAGGAGGGACTCGAACCCCCATCTCGCGGTGATGGATCCAGCATCGTCGATCACGGGATCACCGTCGTGCTTCAAGCTGGAGCGAGAACTTGAGCTTGACGCTCACCGCTGCCTCTACCTCTTGGGCTACCCGAGCATGTGGTGCTCGGGGGAGGCCTCGAACCTCCACTGTCACGGTAAGAGCTGAGCTTAAGCCTGAGCTTCAGCTTTGCCCTTGCGGGCACCCGGTCGCTCAACCGGAACCCACCGGGTCTGACGCCTCTGGTCAGCCTGGCGGGAGTCTGTGGGTGTTGCCACCCGCGCGGCTCTCGAGTGGGACGCCAGCCTCGACGTCGGGGGGATGACGGAGGCCGGCGGAGCCGCGCGGGTGGCGGCTCGTCAGTGCTCCAGCAGGTAGTCGAAGACGGCTTCGCCGACCTTCAGCTGCTCCACCGTTGCACGGTTGGCCTCCTCGACGGCGTGCTTGACGGCGTCGATGAGGACGTTGATGCGGTCCAGGAGGTCCGTCCGACGCTGGGTCGTCACCGCACCCGAGAGCTTGGTGGTGTCCCAGTGGCCGATGGTCACGTCCTCCATGTAGACCTCGGTCTGCGCGGGGTGACGCTCCGTGGCCTGGGCCTTGACGAGGACCTTCGGCACCTTGCGGGTCTTGCCGGTCCGCGCCGGGTCGGTGCGGTAGAAGCTCGACGCGTGGTCGAAGTTCCAGGTGTCCGCGGCGTCCAGGACGGGCAGCTTCGACACGACCGTGCGGAAGTCGATCAGCTGCTTCTCCAGTGTCAGCAGGAAGGGCACCGGAGCGGTGACCAGTTCCTGACCGTCCACGCGGACGGTACCCGACGCCTTGGTGTTGGCGACGTCCTTGGTCAGGGTGGCGTCCAGCAGCTGGGTCAGCGCCTTCGCCACGGAGTCGAGGTCATCCTCGACCCTGGCCTGGACCACCTGACGCTCAGGCGGGAAGACCTCGCCCTCGTCGTCCTTCGGCGTGTAGACCTTGCTGAAGCCGCCGTACAGCGCGGGCTTCTGAAGCTGGTGGTAGAGCTTGGTGACGTCGGCGTTGACTCGGCTCTTGAGGCCCTTCTCAACCGCCACGATCTGGTTCAACTGGGTGGTCACTTCACCCTCCTTCCCTCGTTCGTTCCTAAGCTTGAGGCTTGCTGTGCTTGCCTGATGGGTGAAACAGTACCAGTTGGAGACTCAAACGTCCAACCGGTTTCTACCAGCACTCCCGGCCACGCGGATTGCGCAGCTCGGAGACCTCGCTCTTGAGGCGCTGCACCTCACTCTCGAGGAACTCCACACGCTCGATCGCGGAGCAGGCCTCGATGCGCTCGTTGAGGTCGTCGATGGAGGAGCGCACGTTGGCGATCTGACGGTCGAGCGACTCCACGCGTCGCAACGCGTCGGCTCGCTCAGCCTGCCGCGCGTCGAGGTTGCGCTCCTCGCGGTCACGAGCGCGCTCCAGGTCAGCCAGGGTCGGCTTCGGCGACTCGACGCGCATGACGATACCGATGGTCGTCGGGATGCGCGGTGGCGTCTCTGCCACGGTTATCTCCGTTCTCTCGTGCTTGAGCTCTCTCAGCCGGCCTCGAACCGGCGTCTCCAGACGGGAGCGACCCGCCCAGCGCGCTTCCAGTTGCACCATGAGAGACTGGCCGGCCGCGCCGGTGACGCGGCCGGTGATCGAACGAGGGTGATCAGCCCTGGCAGCCCTTGCGACCGCGGCACATGCCGGTGCCGCTGACGTTCTCCTGGCGGACGGAGTCCCTGTCGCCGTTCTTCCAGGTGACCGCCACGAGGTCCTCACCGAAGTGGTCGCGGACCTCGGTCACGTCACCATGCTGGCCGTTGATGTTCTTACCGGTCTGCGGCGACCGTCCCACGCCGATCACGTGGTCACCAGCGCGTACCCGAGTGAGTCCCATCGTTCCTGTTCCTTCCGTAGTCGGTCGGTTGGACGGGCGAGGCCCCCAGTCCGTTTGATCCTGTTCCCCGCCCGTCTGGTAATACCGTATCAGCTCTCGCTCGGCTCGTCCAGCCAGTTGACCAGCGTGCCGTACTCAGGGTGACCGTGGACGGCCATGAGGTCCTCCAGGCTCGCCCACAGCGAGGTGGAGCGACGCTCAGTCATCCATCGCACCGCGACCGTGCCGTCGCTGAACTCCACGCCCTCGAACTGCACCTCGTCGGGCGCGTTGGCGAACCCACCCTCGCGGTAGTGCTCAGGCGGGTTGGGGCGGTAGACCTTGAAGCGCCTCACCGCTTGGCTCGCGGACGGGTCTCCCAGCGGATGTGGCCGTCAGCCCCGATCACCTTCACGTGCTCGATCGGGCCAGGTCCACCGCCGACCTTCTTCCGCTTCACCGCCGGCTTGCCGCCCGTGGAGGTGCCACCCTTGTAGCGGCCCTTGTCCTTCGGCATCGCGTACTTCCACTTCAGCCAGGTCACCTGGCCGTCCTTCGTGACGGTCTCGGCCATCACGTTCCCCTTCCATCCGATCCAGAGCCTGGCTGAAGTCAGGCTCCACCAGGTTGCGTGCGTGTTCACGCAGCGCGTCCTGGAGACGCTGAAGCGCCTCAGGTGAGGTGTCCCACACGCTCACTCGCTGTTCCGTTCCGCGTTGGGCATGGCCAGGACCACGATAACCCACGTGGCAACGGCGATGGTACCGGTGACGTCGATCACGTAGACGAGATCCATGAAGGCATCGGTGATGAGGGTCACCACTTGGTTCTCTTCCTCTTCCTGACGAGGAGGACGCCTCCCCGACGAGACTACAGTATCGTCGGGGAGGCGTCTTGTCCAGCGCCAACCTTCAGGTACTTCAACGCTGCTTCAACTGAATCCACAGTGTCGCCCAAGAGCCCTAGACCCTTGTTGCAGTTGTGGCAAAGCAGCCCACGTACCCTGCCGGTGTCGTGATCATGATCCACGCAGAACGACTCGTCAAGCTTCTTCGCGCAGATACCGCACTTGCCATCCTGCTCGTTCAAGAGCAGTGCCACGTAGACAGCCGTCACACCGTAATGCTTCTCCCAGTGCCACGCCTTACCGGCAAGCCAGCAACTGTAGCGTGGCCTTCCGTCGGATCGAGCACGTGAACCCTTAACGATCTTCATCTTAGGTCCACAGATCGAACACGTGGCTGTCATGCGCGACTCATTGAGATCTGACAGCTTGTGAGTGGTGTTCGACTCACTGATCCTGTCTCGCAGTTGAGGATCAGCAAATCGGCACTCTGATGTGCAGTACTTTCGCTCACTCGACACGTAGACGTCGAACGTGTTCTCGCAGCCATCTCGCTCGCACGTTCGCGTCTCTCGCTTCTTTGGATCTCGCTTCCTTGGATGAAGTCCTGAGTACGGAGATCGAACCTCCATGCCAGCATCACGCACGGCTTGAAGAATTGGTCGAACGTTGCCGAGTCCGCACTCTTGCGCGAGTATCACGGACGACTCCCCCTCGCCATAGCGCCGAAGCACTTCGTCGAGAGGGAGACGCCACTGCTTACGAGGCTTGCCCATAAAGGCAAACCTATCTTACATGACCTCCCAAGGCCAGCCCGTCGACTCTCCCCGCTCAAGGAGTGGCACCTGCTTGAAAGTCGAGTCGGTCAGGCCACCGAACTCATGCTTGCCGTTCTCGCCGACCTTCATCATCGTCTGGCTGTAGCCACCGAGGTTGAAGCCGTAGACCGGCACGGGGAGGTTCTGCGTGTGGTTCGAGTCGTAGCCACCCATGGTCTGCATGTCCGAGATGATGAACACGCGGTCGTGGTAGCCCTTCTTGAAGGTCCGGCGCACCGCCCCGTGGATGTCGGTGCCGTGACCGACGCGGCCGACCTGGCTGACGAACCGCTCGACCTCCTGGAGCGCCGTGGCGCCGCCCTTCATGTCGTGCTGGAACTCCCCGCTGGCGAAGCCCACCAGGTGGACGTTGCCGGGGTTCGCGGTCGCCAGCGCCACGCCGAACACGGCCGCCGCCTGAACGGGGCTCATGCTCGACTTCTGCGCGAAGATGCCACTCGTCATCGACGCGCTGGTGTCCACCAGGACCAGGCTCTTGCCGGGCAGCTTCGGGATGTTGCCCATGGAGTGCGCGAACGCGCGCTCCAGGCCACTCTTGAAGCTGTTGCCGTTGACAGCCTGGTAGGCCTGCCACCACCGGAACGGGAACATCCGGCTCTTCGCGATCTCGTCCGCGTCCATGAGACGCGCGTTGATCGCGTCGATCTCCGCGTAGCCGAGGCCCGCCTCCTCCAGGTTGCGGAGGTTACGCGCCAGCGCGAAGATGCCGAGCTGCGGCAGCACGAGACGCCACTGATCGGCCTTGGAGACCGGGCTGCGGACGTCCTTGGTGTCACCCAGGGAGCTGTGCAGCCACTCCCACTGGCCGGCCATGGCGGCCTTGTACAGGTTGCCGTCGAGGCCGTGACGCACCGCCAGACGCGCCAGCTTGTGTCGGTCGTTCGCCGACATGGTGTTGATGGTCCGACGAGCGCGCACCATGTGGAGCAGCTCGGGGACCTCACCCGCGTGGTCATGACGGTCGTCCACCGCGTAGCGGTACAGCGCGTCCTGCTCGGGGCCGGAGTCCTGCGCGTGGACCAGCTCGAGGACGTCCGCGAAGCGGAAGCCCTTCGAGTCAGAGTCGTAGCGCAGGTAGCCACGCTGCGTGTACAGGCGCTTGGCGGCGTCCGCCACGCCTCGCTTGACGGGCTTCGGCAGCTTGCGGCCGTACCGGTTGACCCAGTAGCCGAGCATCTCACCCGGCTCGTCGGCACGCTGCAGGACGGCCTCGATGACCCGACGGTTCCAGCCACCGCCCTCCTGGGACGCCTTGACGTCGTCCGGCACGAGGTCGCCCACGCTCATGGCGTCCAGGCGGGCTCGCACGAACTCGGCTGCCCCCACCAGGCTGGCCGTGCGGAGGTTGCCCTCGGGGCCACGCAGCCACTTGAGCAGGCTGAAGGTCCAGGCCGGGTCGGCGACCGCGAGCTGGTGGATCAGGTTCACGTAGCGGTTGTCACGGCCCTCACCGGACTCGTAGAACGCGTCCTGGCCGACCATGTTGACCACGGCCAGCTGGAAGAGCTCCCCCTTGGCGTCACGCGTGTACGCCTTGCCGCCCTCGAACGTCTG